GTACTTCGCCTGAAGCTCGAAGTCGGCGATCTGCTCGGGCGACGCGGGCACCCACCCGAGCGCCTGCTTGTCGGCGAGTTCGGCCGGTGCCGTGGGCACGAGTTGCCCAGCGCTGTCGATCATCAGCGTGGACGGCGCTGGCGTCACGGCGTCGCTCATCGGATGCCTCGCGCCTTCATGCCCGCAAGGATCGCCGCGTCGAGTTGCGCGGCCAGTTGCGAGATCCGCGCCTTGCCGCCGTCGGGGCCGCTCGTCCACTTCGTGATGTCACCGACCTGCTTCTCGAACGACTCGCGCTCACGGTCGCCGAGGGCGCCTGCGCTCGTCGCCTTCGCGAGCATCTGCACGAGTTGGCTCTTGAGCGTGTCCGCGCGCGCGAAGTCGGCCTTGTCGCCGATCAGCGGAGCGTCGAGGATGCCGTGCGGATGCTTGGCGAGGAGTGCGCCGTACTCGCGCAGGAGCGTCTTGCCCTGCTCGACCGCCGCGACCGTCTCGCGGAACTTCGCCGCCTCTGCGTCGCTCGGCGCGAGCGCCACCTTCCCCGTGGGCAGCACCACCGACCGCTCGCGGAGCTTCTCCATACCCGGCTGGTTCAGTGCCTCCTGCGTCAGCCCGCCCGTCATCAACATCCGCTGCGTGGCCTCCGCAGACGCGACGGCCGCGCGCTCCTGCTGCTGGCGGAACTGCATCTCTCCGACAGTCATGCGGTCGAGCGCCGACTTCTGGCGCATCGCTCCCACCTGCTGCTCGGTAGCAGCCTGTGCCGCCTGGCCGCCCGAGCGGAGCGCGATGGCGCTCAACTGCGCCGCGACGACCTCGCGCGCGTCGGCCTTCGCGAGTTGCTGGGCGATCCGGATGTCGCCCGTCTGCGCGAGGTAGTGCGACAGCGCGTTGGCCTGCTTGGCGAGGTCCATCTTCTGCGCGTCGATGTCGCGGTTGATCGCGTTCTCGATGACGCCCGCAGCGAGGTTCGGGGCGTGCGAGAGGCCAGCACCGATGCCGCCGATCATCATGCCGATCGCGCTGCTGATCTTGCCGCCCGTGCTCATGTTCGACCAGTAGCGGTTCGGGTCCACCTGGCCGCTCGCGTACTTGCTGAACATCTCGTCGGCGTTCTTCTGCCGGTCAGCCAGCGTCGCCTGCTGCTGCGCGGCCATCTCCTGCAGTTGCGCCGCCTGCGCCTGCTGGAGCGCCGCCTCGTGCTCCATACGGTCAGCCTGCACGGCGGCGCCCTCGCGCGCCCAGCGCTGCTCCTGCGCCTGGCCCTGCGTCAGGTCGAGCGGGAGTCCGCTCGCCGTGGGCGCCGCCTTCGGGGCGGGCGCCGACTTCGCCGCAGGCTTCGGCGCGGCCACGGGCTGAGCCTCCGCGACCGGAGCGGGCATATCGGGCGAGGGGGCGGTCCAGCCGGGCGGAGGCTGCACGCCGAGCGTGGCGAACGGGTTGCTGGGCGTGAACGGCATCGGCTCTGCGGTCGGCAGGCTCGGGTCGTTCGGGTCCGGCAGGGGGAGCGCCTGCGGCTGGCCCATGGTGCCGGGCAGTCGCGAGAACGGGTCGGCCACGAAGCCGGTCACGCTCGGCGGAGGCTGCAGCATGATCGGCGGCTCGCCGTTGAACGACGGAGCCCAGGCGTTGCGCGGCGGAGGCGTCCACGACTCGTCCGGCACGATGCCCCCGTCGGCCATGCCGAGCGGGCCGCGCTGCGGCATGTGGCGCGCCTCGTGCTGCTTGATCGCCGCCACGAAGTCGGCCGCGCGCTGCGCAGCGTCCGGCCCCTGCGCGATCGAGCGCGGGATCACGATCTCGCCCGGCGAGAGCATGGACGGCACTGTGTCGTTGCGCGGAGAGTCCCTCGGCACCTCGCCGCCGTGTGCGAAGCCGTAGCCGCCTTCGAAGTTGGCGTTCTTGTTCGCGCCGAACGGGTTCACTTCCCCGCCCGCCACCTGCGGCCCGAGGTGTGCTCCGACGCCGCCGAGGCCGTTCAGGAACCCACCCGTCGCCGCGTTCGCGGCTGCCGTGTTTCCCGCCGACACGCCGCTGTTGATCTGCCCGGCGCCGAGCGTGTTCGCGATCGTGTTCGCGTTCTGCGCGTTCTCCAAGCCGCCCGCCGTGCCGAGCAGCCCGAGCTGCTGCTGGCCCTGCTGCCCGAGCGCCGCGCCGAGCCGCCCCTGCGCCGCCTGCTGCTCCTGCGCCCGCAGGATCGCGCCCTGCGCCGCCGACTGCTGCCCGGCCGCTGCCTGCTGGTCGAGCGCCATCCGAGCCGCCAGCGCCGGATTCAGCCCGCGCTGTCCCGCGATCAGGCTCTGCGCCTGCTGCGCCTGCTGCTGCTGCGCCTGCTGCAGCATGAGCGCAGCCGGAGACGGAGCGCCCTGGCCGAGCGACTGCGCGCGGATCGCGTTGATGAAGTCCTGCTGCTGCGCGTTGTTCGCCGCGATGTTCTTCTGCGAGCTGTAGATCGACGGCGTGTAGTTGCCCTGGCCGTACACGGCGAGGTTCTGGTGGTAGGGATTCTTCTCGGCCGCGTCGCCGGAGAACAGGCCGCCGAGGAACCCGAGCGCCCCGCCCGCAGCCGCGCCCCACGGCCCGAGCGATGCCCCGGCCGCAGCTCCGCCAACCGCACCCTGCGCTCCTGCGCCCCAGTTCGGCATCGGCTAGCCCGTGCTCTCTGCGGCCGCCATCTTGCGCAGGCCGCGCTTGATCCCGACCTCGAGCGAGATCGCGCTCAGGTCGAGATATGCGTCGTAGGTGGTCCCGTTCTGCGTCTCCGTGAAGCCGATCTGGATCGCCTCGCACTTCTGCCGCGTGACGTGGATCCGCTCCTGCCAGTTCCCTGCCTGCGTCCGCGTCGCAGCGAACGTGCACGCCTGCGCGCTCGACACCACCGCAACGCCACCGCCGACCGGCAGATACACCGCCTCCGGGTCGTAGTTCGTCGCCAGCGACACGTTCACGTTGCTGATCGAGCTCACCGCGCCCGCGAGCAGGAGACGCCGCACGCGCTGGAAGCCCTGCAGCCCAGCGAGCGAGATCCACGACGTCAGGAAGCTCATCGGGATGAACGCGCCCCCCGGGTCGTGGTACTGGCCAGCGACCTCGGTGCTCACGACGCCCGTGCTCGTCGCGTAGGTGAACGCGCCGTCCCACACGAGCGCGTCCACGCCGGTCCCCGGCAGCGAGAACACGCTCCACTGCTGGACGCCGTAGTCATAGACGAGCGTCTGCGCCGCCTGCTGCATACGGACCTGCTGCACGTCCGCGCAGAGCGTGCCCGAGAGCACGGCCTGCGCGTTGAATGCCTCCACCGGAGCGCCGATGTAGCTCACACTCAGGTCACGCCCGAGGAGGTAGATCCCCTTCGACGACCGAAACATCACCCCGCCCGGCGTCACGACGATCGACTTCGCCGCGATGCATCCGACGTCGCCACTCACGGGGATCGAGTCGCTCCAATCGTTCTGGCCGCCCGTCGCGTCCGGTCCCTGGCCGGTGAACATGAAGATCCGGTCCTGCTTGAACGCGACGAGCTTGTCGTCGAGGCTCGCCAGCGCGGTGCAGTCGCCTCCGAGCGGCGAGACGCCGAGCACGAACGCGAGCGAGAACTCGACCGGCGTCCCCTCACCGACCTGCTTGCTGTACCAGAGGGTGTTGCGGTTGCTCGCGTCGATGCCGATCACGCGACGCTTGTGCACCACGGGGCACAGCATCGGCGGCGGCGGGTCGTTCTCCAGCGTGCCGCCCGTCGTGTACAGCTGCGCCCGGCTCGCCAGCACCGTGTCCGTGACGGTGCTGTCCGAGTACGTCACGTAGTCGCTGCTTGTGACGTTCAGCAGCGCGTCGCTCGCGGTCGAGCCGCCCGTGTTCGTCAAGCGGTAGTAGACGGAGCCGTTTACGAGCGTGCGGAACAGGACGACGCGCACGCCCGTCTTGCTGGTCATGCGGAGCGTTGGGACGCCGATCGAGACGCTGGATGTGCTGCCCGTGGTGGTGACGCTGACGGCAGTGCTCGCGCCCGACCAGTGGACGATCCCGTTCGCGTCGATCCACTCGTAGATCGCGCAGTAGCCGTAGGTGCCCGCCGCGAGGATGCCGCCCGTCGTGCGCCACGTGACGTCGAGGCGGTACGGCGAGTAGTTGAACCCGTGCTCGACCGTCGTTGAGCCGCCGTCGTACTGCGTCGGGCACCCACCCGAGAACAGCGCGCTACCGGCGCTCTCGACGCTCTGGAAGCCGTAGGTCGGATCCGCGAAGTCGATCGTCACGGCTCGAGCGGACGTGAGCGAGTACAGGACAGGGGCCGCGCTGCCGATGGCCGGCGCGCTGAACTGCGTCACCTCGCCCGCCGCGAGCAGGAACGAGCCGCCGCCGAGCGCGGTGCACTCAGGGAGCATGCCCGGCACGGTGCCGCAGGATGACGTGCTGTTGAACCACTGACCGACGCTCGTGCCCTGCCACATACGCACGACGGCCTGGCCGGTGATGCCCTGCACGACAAACAGCGTGCTCACCGGGTCCGCGACGGTGCTGCTCGACGCGGCGGAGAAGATGACCGGGACATAGGGCGTCTGCGCCTGGATGTAACTGCCGGGCGAGTAGAGGAAGGGGATGTCGTAGAGCGGCCCCTGCGTGAAGCCCTTGCCCGCGAGCCGCGCGCCGCGCAGGAGCGTGGTCGCGCTGCTGATCGCGTTGTACGCCTGGACGACGACGACCTTCACCTGGTCTCGACCGTTGTCGTTCGTGGTGCCGATCCCGTACGGGATGAACTGCGCGTCCGGGACCGTGTAGTAGCAGAGGGCGAACGAGAACCCGTTGGCGACGTTCGTCGCCGTGCTCGGCGCAGCGATCAGCGTCAGCGCCGTGGCGCCCGTCGCGCTCGCGAGCGTGCCCGCGCCACCGAGCGGCGAAGCGGTGAGCCCCGTGTTCGACCAGACGTAGTAGCTGATCGTGCTCGCGCTCGTGATCCACGCGACCCACACAGAGCCTCCATAGGTCGGGTCAAAGCAGACGCTCACTGTGCGCGCGGAGACGCTCGCGATCGTCGCGGTCGTGTACTGCACCGTCGGCGTGGCCGCCGCGAACGTCTGCACCTGCACGCCGTTCGTGGGCGTGCCCGTGTTGTTGCACGTCGCCAGCAGGATGAGGCTCCACGGCGCCGAGTACGTGACGTCATAGTTCGGCGTCGTGCTGCTCACCGTCGCCACGCTCGCGTTGGCCGGCGTCGCCGTGGGGGTCGCCACCGGGAGCACGTCCACGTAGAGCGTGGTGCTGACCGTGTAGTAGAGGAGGAAGTTGCTGCCGACGACGAGCACCTTGGGGTTGCGAGCGGCTGCGATCTGCGTCGCCGCCCGCGACACCACGACGTTCCCCGTGGTCGTGTCGATCACGCTGTACACGACGCCCGAGCACGTCGCGCCGACGGCGCCAAACAGCGGCGTCCACAACTCGGCCGCCATCATCATCAGGCCGCCCGAGTGCTGCGCGCAGTCGTAGCCGACCGCCGACGCACTGCCCGCCTGGATGCCCTGCGCCACGCCCACCGTCGGCGACGGGAGCGGCCCCTTGCTCACCCACGCATCGCTCGCCGCGTTGCGGCTGTAGGCGTTCGCGCCGTCCATCAGCAGCAGCTCGTTGGCGCGCGACGCGAGGCCGACGGCCACGCTCGGGCCGCTCGTGGTGGACAGCGCGTCGTAGCCGTTGCGCTTCTGGATCTTGCCAGGCGCCTGGAACGTCGCGTTGACCAGCTCGTCGAGGTCGCCCGTCGGGGCCGACTTCGAGTCGGCCTTCGTGTCCGTGCCCTTCACCATGCGGATCGACACGAGTTGTGTGTCGATGGTCATGGCTGCTTCTCCTTCGCCACGAGCCGCGCGAGCGTGAGCACGAGGCACTCGATCCGCTCCTCGCCGCCCACGAGCGCCGCAAGGCACACGTCGCCGTCGTCCTTCGGCACCGTGTCGAGCCGCTTCTCAGCGAGAGGCCGCTGGCAGAGGTGGCACGCGGTCACTGCATCACCCGCATGTTGGTGACAGTCATGCTGCTCCCGTTCGCAAATGCGTAGGCGGAGATACTCGCCGCAAAGTCGTTCACCTCTGGACTCTTGATCGCGGCGGCGCTCGGCACGAAGAGTTGCAGGACGCCGCGGCGATGCAGTGCCGCCCGGGCGGGCCACCCGGAGGAATAGACCCCGGTGAACACCTCCACCGTGGCTGAGTCAATTACCCGCAACACGATCACGTCGTCGGTAAGGCTGTTCGTTGAACGTGGCCGGGAACCCGCGGCCAACTGCACCCCGTTGTAGTAGTAGTCGGCGACCCATGCCTGGCTGCCGTCGTAGAGTTGAAGCATCCGGCACAGCCAATCCGTGCTTGTACCCGAGTAATTGGTAAGTCCGCAGTTCCCCGACTGCAGGTTGGTGGTCAGGTTCGCGACCGTCGCCCGATACCAGACCTCCGTAAACGCCAGCGTCGGGGCGCACGTCGATGACATCGCGTAGAGGGATGCGCGCATGCCCAGAGCCTCGGCGCCGACCGCGTTTGGGGCGAGGACGATGCCGGTACCATTGAGGATCTTGAAAGTGCCCGCGCTCGCGCCAGTGCCGGTCACCTTCCAGTTCTTGCCGTCGATCGTGTAGTTGCCGTCGCCGCCAGCCTTGAAGTCCTGTGTCGTCTGCGTCGTGAAGTCCACCTCGTACAGCGTCGTCAACCCGCCCGCAGCGGCCTGCCACGACGGCGCCACGCCCGCGCCGTTCGCCGTCAGCACGTAGCCGCTCGTGCCCGCAGCCAGCCGAGCAGGCGTGTTCGCCGCGCTCGCGTAGAGCAGATCGCCCGTGGTGGTGAGCGTCGCCTTCGAGCCGTTCGCCCACTCGCTCGCCGTCGCCGTCCTCGTGAGCACCTGATTCGCCGTGCCGCCACTCGGCAGCGAGCCGCCCGCCGCCGTCGAGAGCGTGCCCGTGGGGCCGAAGTACGCGATCGTCGTCCACGTCGACGGAGGCGTCCGGTACTGGAGCGCCCACGTCGAGGTGCCGCTCGCGTTCACCTGCGCCCATCGCCAGTCCGAAGCGGCCAGCGCCGTCTGGTTCAGCAGCCCGGAGTTCAGCGATAGCAGGTACTGCTGGACCTCCCTGATCGCAGGGTCGTCCGACAGCGTGGCCGCGAACTTCGGCGGAGTGCGAACGTCGCCGCTCACGGGTTCCACCCAGAGGGCCACACGCTGCCGTCGTCGTAGTCCCGCCGCGTGTCCGCGACCGTCGTCGGCTCGCCTGCGTCACGGTTCGCCGCCGCCGCGTTGATGCGCCGCACGAGCGCATCCTTCTGCGCCATGAGCACGCGACAGTCCGACTCCTCCTTCTGCATGCACTTGATCGCCCCGTCGACGACGAGGTATTCCTCCCACCCGTTCACGCCGTCGATGGTGTCCGTCGGCAGCGTCGGCACGGAGAGGCGCGGCACGTAGTAGAGCTGGATCACCTGGCCGCTCGCCGGGAACGGCCGCAGCCAGAGGTTCCCCGCCTCGAGCCGGTAGCGCAGCGGCGTCTGTCGCCCGCTCGCCACCGCGCCCGTGCTCCACTTGTCTCGCTCGGCGAAGGCGAACGGCCGCATCGTGATGTACTGGTTCGGCGTCCCGCTCTGGATGAGCAAGCTGCAGCCGAGGAGCTTGTAGAAGTCGGTCGGCAGCGCGAAGCGGTCGTTGCTGCCGTCCGTGGTGATCGTGCTCGCGATCGACGAGTAGTAGTCCTCGCCGTAGGTGGTGACGAGGAGATCGTAGAGTTCCTGCTGCGAACTCTGGATGTACGTGAGGATCTCGGCGTCCGTGACGAACGACGAGTTGACCTGATCGGCCCGGTACCGGATCGAGGCGGTCACAGCACTGACTGTCGTCACGCCTGCCGCCACAGTAGCCTCCTAAGCGCGCGGGGCCGGTCGCGTGCGACCGCGCCGACCCCGCGTCCTGCCTCACTGCGCCGGGACCTAGACCGCCGCTTCGTCCCAGAAGATGTTGAACAGCAGCGCGCCGACGGGCGTGACGCCGTTCAGGTTGATCATCAGGAAGTCGCTCGCCCCGACGAGGTAGAGCGGCGCGGTGTTGCCGACGCCGAACTCCCAGGTCAGCACGCACTGCGCCGGGACTGCGTTCATCGTGGTGACGGCCGCGATCGAGGGATACGAGACGTACCCCTGGCGGATCATCTGCGTGCCGCTGCCGACGGTGAACGCCGTGGTGCCCGCGACGGCCGGGATCACGCTGGCCGCAGCCGCCGTGCCCGCCCGGTCGCTCCAGCGGCCGAGGTGTCCGCCCGCCTCGGTGAGCGCGGTCCACGTCCCCGTGGTGCCCGCCGTGGTGCGCCGCAGCAGGCGGCAGAGGGTCGAGGTCGCCGCCACGGTGTTCGCCGCGACGATCGTGGTCCCGATGATCTCGATGCGCCGGATGCGCGCCACGATTCCGGCCGCACCCGGGATCTCGATCACGTCCGTCGCGTTGGTGAACGTGGTGGTCACGGTGCCGTTGCTCACGGCCGAGTACATCGGATCGATCCCGGCGTTCGGGAGGTACTGCGACGCGGAGTTGCCGTCCTTGATCAAGAGAGCCATGTGCGCTTCCTTTCGCTGTGAGGCCGTAGCCTCGGGTGGTGGAGGACGGGCCTCCGGGGACTACGCTGCGCGCACCGCCGAGAGCAGTGCGGAGTCGAAGTTGGCGTTGAAGTACGCAGCCCCGCCCGGAGGCAGAGCGGTCGCCGTGCCGGTGTTCACGCCGAGCGCCGGGAACACGCTCACCGTCACCGTCGGCGAGGCCGTCTGCGTGCCGCTGGAGTCGCGCACGAGGACGCCGCAGGTGATCAGGAACGACCCCGTGGGCGTGCTCGACTGCGCGGGCGACACCTGATTGCAGAAGAACGCCTCGCCCCACTGGAGGACGAGCGAGGAGCCCGCCGCGAGGTAGAACGGCGCCTCCGGCGTGCTGATGATCGGCCGACCGAGGTTGTAGGCCGCGCCCGAGGGCGAGACGTACGGAGCCACCGACGTGATGCTGACGGCGGTGCCCCCGGCAGGGTTGGCGATCGTCAGGGTGAAGTCGAGCTTCTGGCCGCTGAGTGCCATGTTCGAGCTGACGCCGAGCGTTGCGCTGAGTGCCATGGTCGGGCTCCTAGGTGGCCGTGGGGGCGGTGACGGTGATCGAGGCGGTGCTTGCGTTCGTGACTGCGCCGTCGCTCGTGTAGACGACGGCGCCGAGCACGTAGGCTTGCGTTGCCGGGGTCGCGGGGAACCCGTCGCTGGGGCCTCCCGGCGAGTGCGGCACGCAGCGCCAGAACAGATCCAGCGTCCCGCTCGAGCCCGGAACCGTGACGTTCTGCCCCGGCATGATCGCGGGCTTGCCGAGCGACATCGCCGCCGCGCCTGCGCTGTTCGCCAGCACGGTCGGATGGCATCCGGTCACGGTGACGTCGCTGCTCCCGGTGTTCGTGATGGTGCACTTCGCCTCGAACGTCGCCGGGTAGGTGACGCTGCTGGGCGTGAGCGTGATCGCAGCCGAGATCGCCATGGCTAGCCTCCCCCGCCTGCGTTCCACGTGAGCGGCGCGACGACGAAGTAGGCGCCGCCGTCGTCGGCGACGCACTGTCCGTCGTTCGTGTACGTCTGCGTCGCGATGGAGATCGTCGACGCGGCCTCCAGTGTCGCGGGCGCCGTCGTCAGCGGCGCGTGTGCCACCACGGAGAACGGGATCTTGAGCGTGCCGCCACTCCCAGCCACGACCACCGTCGCGCCCTGGGCAAGGAACGGCTTCGACACCGTGTAGCCGGCCCCTGACGCGGAGATCGCCACGTCGGTAACGTTCACCGAGTCGCTGCCGCCGTTCGTCACGGTCAGCAGGCAGTCGACGCGATCCCCGGCGTGGATCGTCTCCCCGTCGTATGTCTGTCGCGCGACCGCCGTCGTCGTGATCGCCATCAGATCACCGAGGAGTTCTGCAGCTCGAAGCAGAGGTTCAGCACGTCGCCGCTGGCCGGGTCGGCCACCGTGCCGGTGCTGCTCAGCGTCGAGAACTTCACCTGCGGCGAGGTGGCCGAGGTGACGTCGGTGCCGGTCGTCCAGAGCCCGCACCCGAACGCCGTCGGTGCTCCGGTCGCGTTCGCCACCGTCAGTCCCAGCGAGAGGAGGCGCCGGTAGCGGTCCTGCAGCACCACCACGTAGGTCCCGGTGGCGCTCCGGCTGATGCTCTTGATCGCCTCCGCGCCGATGGCGTAGGGACCGCTGCCCGTGGTCGGCGCGCTGGAGAACGTCGCGTCGACCGGGTTGAACTTCGTCAGCGTCGGCGCTCCGGTCGCGCCGATCGTGACGCGCGCCCAAAGCGTGACCCGCCCCTTGATCGACGTGAACGCCTGGTTTGCGAATGCTCGGTTTGCCATTGTCCGCTCCCTCTGTCCTTCCACCGTGATCCCGCTGGCCTGCCGCTACCGCCGCGCCTCGCAGCGCGGCGCCGAGCCGTTCGCCGCGTTACGCCGAGAGCGTCGCAACCGCGTTCCACGCCGGGGCGTTGCACTCGAGGTTCGCGTAGGTGCCCCACCGCGCCTCGCCCGCGTCCGCGTTCGACACGCGGAGGAACTCGCTGCCGTCGCCGTAGCGGAGGAGCTGCGGAGCCGGACCGAGCGACTTGAAGGTCCAGGTGCTCATCGTCAGCGCGTAGCCGAGCAGCGCCGGGCACGAGCGATCCGGGACCACGCGGACCTTGCCCTTCGGGCCGTTGACGACGATCGAGCTGAACCCGACCTCGCCCACGCTGAAGTCCTCGTAGACGACGCGCGAGCCGAGCGAATACTGCAGCGCGGTGTAGCTCGCGAAGTTCGTCACGAAGTAGTTGGGGTTGCCGCCCTCGCGGCCGAGGCGCTGCAAGCACCCCTGGATCGCCTCGGGGATGTCCTGCGCGGCGCCGTTGTACCGGCACCCCGCCAGGCGCGTGACGTCGGCCGAGCGGTTCACGCCGTAGAAGTTGTCGCTCGAACTGGGCGCGGTCGTCGGGAGCCACGCGGCCAGGCCGGAGATCGTCGCGTTGTTGTCGCCGTAGCGCAGGAGCGAATCGCCAGCGGTCCAGCCGCTCGGGCTCGCCGCGCTGCCGCCCTGCGAGGTCGCCACCGTCACGGTACCCGCGTCGCGGTCCACCGCGATCACGTAGCCGAGCGCCGCGCGCGGAGTGCCGCCGCTGGTGGCGTTCGCCTGCAGCGACATGCCGACCTCGAACTGCGTCACGCTGCCGAGGTCAGCGAGCGTGATCACGCCAGAGGTGATGCCGCCCGTCGCGATGGCCCCGCGCGTGCCGGTGCCGTCGCGGAACATGAAGCCGCTCAGGTTCAGGACGCTGTTCGCGCGCCCGCCGTCGAGCACCGCCGACGCCTGCCGCACGAACGAGCCGACGTCGCTGCCGCTCGCGAGCATCGTCTCGTTGTCGATCGTGACGATGTCGTAGTTCCTGCGGCGCGTGATCAGGAACTTCACGCCCTGGTTCGGCGTCTGGCCGCCCTGCGCGACTGAGAACGTCGCGGAGCCGCCCTGACTGACGGCGTACTGGAGCGGGAGCGGGTGGTACTCGCCCGTGAAGTTCGTCTCCTTCTTGACGAGCGCAAACAGCGGGTTGTCCTTGTAGACCTCGTTCGGGACTTCCTGGCCGTCGTAGAGTTCCTTCAGCGCGTAGTTCGCAGCGCTCAGATCCATGTAAGTAGACGCCATCGCAGAACCTCGTGCGGGCGCTTGGCGCCACGCGGAAACGGGTGGGGGGTCACGGGTGCGGCGCATCGCGCCTGCTGCTCTCCGTGCCCCTCGCGCGTCGCGTGAGGTTCCTGCGGGTGCTGCTAGCCCCTGACGGGGCCTACTTCGCGTCGCGTGCTGCCTGACGCTCCTTCGTCGCCTGGATCGCGCGCTCGATCTGCTGCTCGCGCGTCAGGCCCTTCGGCGCCGCTGCCGCAGACGAGCCCGTGAGGGCGTTCGTGAGCGACTTCGGTGCGGGTGGCGCAGTCGCGCCGGGTGATGCCGCCTGCGTCGCAGGCGCGGGAGGCGGTGACGGGGGCGCCGTCTTGGCCTTCCACTTCTTGCTCGACAGCGACTTCTCGACCGCCGCCTCGAGTTCCTTCTCGACCTGATCCGCCACCGCCGCGAAGTCGAGCATCTCGCCCGTCTGCAGGTAGTGACGCTTCAAGCGTGCCGGTACCTCGCTAGCATATCCGTGCAGCAGAGTCAACTCGTACTTGTCGCCAGCGGCCTCGACGGCCTTCACGTGACGGCTCGCCCACTCGGCCTCAGCCGCCGCGTCCTCCTTGGCCTTCGTCTCCGCGCGCAGGTCGGCCAGCGCCTTCTCGGTCTTGCTCAGCCGCTCGAGCGGGTCGGCTGGCGCGGCAGCGGCATCGCGCTCGGCCTTCCACTTCGCGAGTTCCTCCCGCTCCTTCGCGATCGTCTGCCGCTCGTTCGCGATCTTCTGCTGCTCGGCGCGCAGCGTCCGCTCGCGCTGCAGCACCTCGGCAGGGATCGCAGGAGGCGCGGGCGGCGCAGCCTCGACCGGCGGAGTCGTCGGCGCGGGCGTGGTGGGCGTGGTGGGCGGGGTGACGACGGGGGCGGCGGCTTCGCTCACTGGGGCGCTCCTGTGGGTGCGGGCATCGTGGGCAGCAGATCCGACTGCGGCGGCGCCTCGGGCACGGCCTGCGGCGCTACGTCAGGACCAGCGGGCAGCGCGGCCATCGGGGCAGCAGGCGGAGTCAGCAGCGCGTCGATGCGGCCCATGAACACGCGCAGCAGCTCGAGGTTCTCCTCGGGCGTCCCGTTCGTCTGGCCTCGCGCGTATGCCTCCTGCGCCAGCTCGCGCGCCATCGCCAGGTCGTCGAACGGCTCGGGCTGGTACGCCTCGCCCTCGTAGACCATCCGCTCGACCGCGTCGGTGAGGTGGTCCTCCATCGCCGTCGCGAGCGAGTCGTCGGCCTCGAGGTCAGGGAACGCGAGCAGGCGCCGCGCCGTCGTCGGCGTCAGGTAGCCCGCCTGCGCGTACTCCTGCACCGTCTGCAGCCTGCCCGCCGGATCCTGCGGCAGCGCCGAGACGGGGAAGCACTTCATCACGTAGTCGCTCTCGTCGAGCCTCACCTCGGACCACTGCACGTCGACCGTGCGGCCACGCGCGGGCGTGCTCACGCGGTACTTCTTCCCGCCTTTCGTGATCTGCTTCACCGTCTCGATCGACAGCCGCGTCAGGTCGAGCGCGAAGCGCTCGTAGTTCTGCCCGGTCGTCGTGAAGCGATCGCTCTCGATGTCGTTGAACTCGCGCAGCGCCTTGCCGCTGTCGAGCCCGGCTGGCTTCGTGCTGACGGCGCTCATCATGCTGATCCCCGCCTGCTCGTACCCCTTGCGGCAGAGCGTCTCGAAGTGCGCATACACCTCTGGCGGCACGATCGGCGGCACCACGTAAGAGGGCGGCGTGCCGGTGTAGCTGACGACGGTGCCCAAGTCGTTGTTGAGGTGCTCCTTGACGATCTTCGAGCCGTTCTCGGTCAGGATCTTGAAGCTCCCCGCGAGGTGCATGGAGCGGCTGATCGTCCACAGGAGCTTGTTGATCTCGATCTGGATCGGCTGCAGTTGCTCGGCGAGTCCCTGCGCCCAGAACCCGTAGAGCCTCGGCGTGTAGGGCAGCTTTGCGAAGGGGAACCAATCGTGCTCCCAGCCCTGCTCGTCCTCGGGCGTCAGCACGCACCCGTCGATGCTGATCAGGTGGCGCCCGTCCTTCGCGTCAGGGCCGCTCGGCAGGTGCCACGACTCGCGCACCTGCACGAGATCGCTCGTCAGCGACGTGTCCATCCCCATGAACGAGCCGGGCGCGTCCAGGATCTCGCTCTTGTGCTCGGGGAACGCGTCCGCCAGCACGCCGCGATCGACCTCCTTCACCCGATGCAGCGAGCGCGGGCGCCCGTAGTAGCCCTCGATCTCGTCCACGTACATCTCGACCGACAGCGCGCGCTCCCAGCCGACGCGACCATGGTCGTCGTACACGTGCACGAGCCCGTCGCCGTACACGCACGCGTCGCGCATCGCCGCAGGCATCGCCTGGTCGGCCTCGTTCTCGTAGAACACGCCATCGACGAACTTCGTGAGCCCCTTCGCCTTGCGCTGCTGCCGGTAGTCACCGCCGCTCGTGAGGAACAGCGGGCGCGGCTTGTTCTTGGCGATCTTGCTGACCAGGGTGTCGATGACGCTCGGCACGAGCGCGTAGGTGATCCGGTCCTTGATCGCCTTCGTCACGTTGTCGTTCAGCCGCGCCATCCGCATGCCGCCGAACGGGAGCGCAGGCAGGTTGCCGTAGAGCCTCGTGCTGACGATGTACTGCGTGACGCGCTGCTGCTGATTCGCGCGGAGCTGCTCGAGCTCGCTCGTGATCGAGTTCGCCTTCCCTGCGTCCGTCTCCTCGCGGAACCAGCGCTTCCGCGCGGGCGCGGGCGCCTTCTTCTTCGGCCCCTCTGCGTCGCTCCAATCAGCCACCGGCCACCTCGGTCTTGTTGCACGTGTCCACGTCGCAGCCGTGCATGCAGCCGCCGTCGGCGTGCTCCACGCTCAGGCTGTGCCTGCACGCGCACTGGTCCGCGTCGCGCTGCGGCTCCGCGTCGGCCACCGGAGGCGCGAACGCGCTCGGGTGCCGCTCCATCACGTAGCGCCCCTCGGGTCCCTCGTATTCGAAGCGCACGAGCGCATGCGCCCGCATGAACTCGCTCCACCCGCCCGCCTCGGCCATCGCGCGCCCCGCCCGCGACAGCGGCACGAGCGAGCACTCCACGCAGGACAGCCGCCCGTGGGCACACGTGCGCGGGGCGTAGGGGTCGGGGGTCGTCGTGCTCATGCCGTCACCAATCGCGGCGCAGGCCGCTCCTCGGGCTCGAATACGCCTCGCAGCGTCGCGATCGCGCTGATCAGCCGCTCGCTCTCGGCGCCGCCCGCGTACTCGCACAGCGCGTGCACGCTCGGCCGCAGCGCCGTCAGCAGCGCGTCCACCTCCCGCGCGTCGATGAAGTCACGCTCCACGGGCGCGTCGGGCTTGCCGAACATGAGTTGCTGCAGCGGGTTCGGGTCGAGCGGCGAACGGCTCGGCACGACGAGCCCGCGCGCTCGGATCAGCGTGAGCGAGAGCGTGGTCACTGGTACCCCCCGAACTCCTGCGCAGTCTCCTGCGCCGCGATGATCCTGCGCTCCACGTCCGCTTCCATCTCGCGCTCCTCGCGGTCGCTGTACTCCTGCGTCCCGCGCTCAGGCACCGTCGCCAGCGTCTCGCTCAGGTACGGGTAGCAGTAGCGCCAGGCGTACAGCGCCGAGTCCGCGCAGTGGTTCGGGCACCCAGGGTGCTCCTCGCGCTTCTCGCTCTTCACGTCCCAGATCAGCCCCGCGTACTCGTCTGCGAGCGCGCTGCACTTCGGGCCGAGCACGATCTTCCCCATGATGAACTCGCCGTTCATCAGCTCGATGAAGTCGCTCTTGCCCGTCTTGTCCGCAGGCCACAGCGGCAGGTCGTGACGCTTCTTCATCTCCTCGACCGCCTGCTTGTTCGCGTTGTCGATCACGATCCGGTCGAACTCGTACCGCTCGCTCAGCGCCCTGATGCGCGCCGCCGTCGCCGTCACGTCGAGCCCTGTCTCCTTCGTGCTGGAGAGCAGGAACAGCCGCTTGTCGTGGTCATGGAACGCGCCCACCGTGAACGCCGTCGCGTCCGTGTAGCCGAGGTCCACGCCCAGCACGTAGTTCCAGCGTCCACGCGCCATGACCGGCAGCGTCCCGTCGAACTCGTTGCGGCCAGCGGCGTAGCGGTACACGAGCTTGTCGAGCTCGATCACCCACTCGCCCAAGTACATCTGCCGGAACCACGGCGTCTCCACGACGCGCGGGTTCGCCGCCTTCAGCGACGCGATGTCCGCAGCCCACTGGTCGCACATCCGGGCCTTCTGCCCCTCGGGGATCGCCGTGTTCTGCGTCGTGTCCCACTTGTGCAGCGACCAATCAGAGCGCCGGCCGTTCGTCACGTCGAAGAACAGCCCGCGCACGATGTTGCTCGGCGTCCCGGTCAAGCTGATCTGCCCTCCGAGGTCCGCCGTCGCCGGCCGCAGCACCGCGTACACGAGCTGCTCGAGGTCCGTGCGGAAGTCCTGCGCCTCGTCAATGCTCACCTTGCGGTACTTCTGCCCGAGCGCCTTGCGCTGCTCGTTCTCGTTCGCGTCCATGCCCAGCAGACGCACGCTCCCGCCGTTCGAGAACGTCACCTCGAGCCGCGTCTCGTTGAACGTCGCCGAGAGTTGCCACTTGCGCACGATCGCGTGCAGCACGTCGCGCCAGAACGCTCCTCGCACGCTCTCGCGCGTGAGTCCCAGGATCAGGTGCTTGTCCGCGTGCTGCAGCGCAGAGCGCACGTGGTCGAGGCCGACGCTGTACGACTTCGCCGCACGCCGCGTGCAGAACGCCGCCTTCAGCCGCGCGTTGTCGTCCACGTAGGCGCGCTGCGCGTCGAACTCGCCGTGCGGGAGCGTGCGCGCCTCGAGCGCGAACGTCAGCAGCGGAGCCAGCGCCGTCACAGGTCCACCTGCTTCACGTTGCTCCACGGCACCAGCACCGTCCGCTCGCCCCGAGCCAGCGTCACGCCCACGTCGTGCGCCGTCAGCGACGTGCGCTCGTCCGCTCGCGTGATCGGCTCCGCCGTCGCGCCGACGTGCACCGGCTGCACCCACCGCACGCTCGCGCACGAGGTGGGCTTCATGGAGCCCACGCCCGGTACGGGTTGTACTGCAGCGCCAAGCCCAGCCTGGGCCACAGCGAGGCCGCGTCCTGCGTCTCGTGCGTGTACCAGAGCAGCGGACCGGCCAGCGCGCTCACGAGCATCCGCGCCAGCCCGTAGCCCCTGAGGCCGTCCTTGACGTGGATCCAGTGCAGCGACGGCCCCTCGGCCACCACGTAACCCGCGATCACGTCTGCGTCGCTCGCGTCGCACACGACCAGCAGCGCCGAGCGGCTCAGGATCGCGTCGATGGCGATGCGCTGCTCCGCCGCGTACACGAGCTCGGGCACCCGCTGCACGCTCTCGTTGTGCCGCCGGTAGTACCGCCGCCAGGTCGTGTGCACGAACGCCGCATCCGCGCTGCGCCCCGTCCGCAGACGCACCGAGCACGCAGGCGACACAGAGTCGGTGTAACCGCGCGCCGCTCCTGGCGTGGTAGCGGACTGCACATCCGCTGCCGCGCTCATGGCTGCGCCCGCTTCGCCAGACGGCGCGTGATCTCGGCGTTGATCCGCGCGACCTCGGCGTTCAGTTGCTCGTCGGTGAGGTGCTCGAGCGCGGGCTCGGAGAGCAGGAACTCGGCAGTCTTGCGCTGCACCTCGGCTGTGCGCGGGTCAACCTTGCCGGTCAAGCAGCGCTGCAGCGTGGCCCGCGCCAGAGCGCGCAGGTCGTCGGCGTCGAGCAGCTCCGAGCGCGTGATCGGAGCGCGGGCGAGGGCAATCGGGGCGTTGTCTGCGGCTCCCATCTGCTCATCATCACGAGCCGCCACGAGCCCTCAGGGCATGTTCCCCTGACCTCGCAGGGCAACCGTCCTGGGTAAGCCATCAGTGGCCGCGCTGTT